GTCACCAAATCTTTCATTTATCCAAATCCTTTAGTTCGAACACACCGTTCTCTTCAATGACATAAGTTGCAATCTCAACAAAGGTGCCCGTGTTGATAAGAGTGTCGCTAATATAAGGCATATGAGTATGCCCGTAAATCACAACATCAACATTATCTATTGCATGCAGTTTCTCTTCAATTGAGAATGCTTTGCTGATCGTGTTCTTAACCTTGTCTTTGCACCACTTGCTAAAAGAGCGATACTTGAATCCGAACAGTGTCTGAATTCTGCCAATCAAACGATTTAGATGCAGAAGCATATTATAGAAGAAATCACCAAGAACTTGAATCTTGCGCGAGACAGAATCAAACTGGTCACCGTGAACACAGTGAATTGTCTTGTCACCCGAAGTGTAAGTGTACTCTCGGCATAGATGAATGCCTGCTATTTTCTTGGTGTATTCTTGTAGATGATAGAGAGGATAATCGTGATTGCCAATTACATAAATGACTTCTTTTTTCTTAGCCAGTTTGAGGATTTTCTTAAGGAAGGCAGTNTGATGTTCGTCCCAGTATGCNCGATGCATCATGTTCTGAATATCGAATATATCACCGACGAGAATGAGTCTATCGAATTTTTCCTTTTCTAGAACCGATACAGCATCTTTGGCTCTAGAGAACTTGAACCCAATATGCACATCACTAATCAGTAATGTTCGCACTCACTCTCTCCGAATTAGTGCCGACCCCGCGAAGTTTACGCCGCCAGGCGAAGAACTGTCGAAATGATTTCATTTTTTCTTCCAGATCGATTTCTTTCTTTTATTAAAAAGGGCGACGGCTGCTTCTGCATCGAGAGGCTTATCGTGTATAGCTCGCATCGTGCGATTCTGCTTTCCACGTTCATAATTACTCTTGGATACACGAACAATGTACTTACCTTCATCGGGTCCGTTCTTGTAGCGAGAGATCATTAAAACGGTCCCACTAGGGTGCTTTATCTTCTTCACAAGAGTTTCATCATTATACTCTGTAATGTATTGACTGAATGGTTTCATTTGTAGATTTCTCCGAATTAGTGCCGGACTTGGGTAACAAGGCTCCGGCGAACCCCGCGAGGTTTACGCTGCTAGCGCAAAGTCCTCGGTATAAACGTCATCGTTTGCGTTTATTTTAGGTTGCTCTGTTTAGCGTCAGCGCTTGACGATTCTCCACTTCGATACTTAGCACCTGTCGAAACCAGTACACCCCCATCAAAAGCACATACCTGATGTTTCTTATGTCTCAATATGCTATCTGCATATCCAGCGTATGTGCTTTTGGTGGAGGTGAGAGGAGTTGAACCTCTGTCCAGATCACCTTTCTCTCCGCTTCATCGAATAAATTAGAACAGACACTGTTGCCCAAGATTGCGACTCTACAGGACTAACTGATGCTTAAGCATACTCAGTGCCTATTCTAAAAAGGTGCGGGGCTTCCACCCGCTGCTAATCAAACCGAAACGAGTTTCACGCACGGTGATTAATCTGCCCAGGATTTTAAATCCTTAGGACTTTATAGATTGCTAGGATTCCGCACCTCGCTTAGGAATCGGTCAGTCACTTGGAAGCAACGAGTTTATGTTCCAAGTTATGTTCGCTCTGCCCAATCTATACTCTAAAGAGACGCACTGCCTGCGGGATCCTCCCCCGCGTACCCTCCTAATGGAGGGATCTTAGTCTGATTGTAGCCTTTGCCACTTCTAGATCAAAGCAGTGCGTTCTATAGTATATAGTATAACCGATTATGCTACAGTATTCAAGTCATCAAGACCGCAAAGAACATAGTGCAGTTTGGTGGGATCACTGCACATTTCATTGGTCAGATAATCAACATTCACCATCGGCATGTAAAGCGTTGGTGAGTTGTTCAGAATCTCACCGTACACATCGCTGTAGATTACAGGCGCGAACAGACCGAAAACGCAAAGAGCAAAAATTACTATTAAAGGAAGATAAAACTTAAATGTGTTTGCCATTGATTATCTGATCGCAACCTCTTATTTAACTTCGACCGTGAAACCGTTCTCTTCCCACTGCTCAAGCGTATAGCACTTGGTCTTGAAGTAGGGGGTAACGATACCAACATTAATTTTAGCGCAGTACTCACCTTGGTCATTCAGGCGAGCAACATAAGAATCAGTGACAGCAAGAGCACCAGCAGAGGCAAAAAGACAGACGAACGCAACTAGATTTTTCATTTGAAAAATTCTCCAAAAATATTTGTTTGTGGGGGATGGCGGTGTGTAGTGTTACTTTTCTACACGCAATTATGTATAAAGGTTGTCTTAGACTTTCATGAAATATTCATAAAAAAGTTTAGAATATTTTGATATATCGATATCAATGAATCTTTTTAACGGTGAAATTGAAAGGTGTTTGGACACACATTTCGAATCTTTCACCGGTGGTGAGAACGCCGACCAGATTGTTCGAATCGATCTTCTCAATCTTTTTCAGAGCATAAATGGTGCGATCATCAGCGCCGTCATTCCAAATGACAACCTGATACTCTTCAAGAAAGAGGGTCTTGAAATAGTTCTTAATCGCTTTCATGCTCGACTCCGTAAGTTTGTTTTGATGCGCGTCTGGCTGCGTGATATTCACGGCAGACAGTTTCAAAGGTGTTCCATGCTTTCTGCATTCTAAGTTCATAGACTTCTGCAAGCCCATAGTATTTATTCATCAGAGCATCTGCAAGAACAGGATCCATCTCTTTCCACTTCGGATCATCTGTGAAGTAATCTGTAATCATTTTCACATCATCGATGATTTCCCAGCAGTTAATAAATTCTTGCTCAAGGTCAAAAATTGCATTACTATGATTTATCTTCATTTTCAATACCTATGATTTTTTTGATCAGTTCAGGATTGTCTTGATCGCGAATTACTTTTGTGGGGCCATGAATAAGAGTGTTTGTTGCAAGTCGGCTGAACTTACGCAGCACAACCTCGGGGTCTTTACCATTTCGAATATCAGCCAGCGCTTCGACTAGATGACGATCAACTTTGCCCTGCACAGAAGAGTACAGGGCTTTTAGATCAGAGTCAATCGATTTTTTGTCCAACGGTTCTCCGAACAATGTCATCAGTAGTACCCCAAACTTTACCTGCTTTCATAATTTATTTCCATGTTAAAAAAGATTAAGCTTCGTATCCCACTGGATTAATTTTTTCCGGAGGTAAGGGCAATTCAAATTTCCAAAGAAGGATCTCTAATTCTTTTATTTCTTCAGCGTACTCTTGTAACTCATTTCGAAACTCATAAGAAAGAAGACTATCAAAATACTTCGATGCATTATCATTATGAATTTTTAATAACCATTTAATTTTAGAACGACGAGATACTATCGCATCAGTAATTGCATGATAATTTGCACTTTCATGTTCACTAATCGCCATATCAATCCATCTCTTTTCAAGTATTTAATTTTAAACTTTCAGCAACCAATTCATACATTCTATCGTTTCTTCCTCGATCATTTAAAAATTTTGGATAATGAGGACCGTTCTTGTCAATGAAATGAAAAAAGACTTGTACTTGCCAATCATCTTGTAATGGATCGCGCCAATGCCACAATTCTTCTCCTCTGTACGCGACCATATCACCGACAGAAATATTAAATGCCTTGTTGCCGTCTTTTGTTTGAAAGTATATTGGCCAATTTGAATTTGGATTTGAAACACCCAAAGTCAAAGTTGTAGATATCTCACAAGAAGGGCGGTCTTTGTGTTTTTCCAAATCAGAGCCCTTTTTATATATTCTAGAAAAAACGTATGTTGGTGCAAGATCAATGCCTAAAATGCTTGATAGTTCAGGAACCATTTTGTAGTGTACTCTAGCCAACGGCCACTCGGTATATGATGATGTAGAGCCTGGACATTGAGCACAATTTTTCATTGATTTTGAAGCCCACAATGCCTTTACATACTGATCACACTTATGTAAAGGCAGGGCATTTTTGATATAAGCATATCTATTTTTTTCAAAAAAATCTGCAATAGACATAGAACAGCCTTAAGTGAAGAACTTAAGACTATTTATATTTTAACCACCAAACCAATCAAGAATAAGTTTCAGCGCATGAACATGCTCTTCTATTGCTTTGACATCTTGCTCAAGATCAGTATGGAAGATCGCTGTACCTCCACCTTCTCGACGCCTTTCAAGATCGGCCTTCATGCTATCATAAGACCAGCGAAGTTCGCTGGTGATAATATGATCAACTTGATCCCAAGTAACTCTCAAACTGTAATCGCTTGTATCGCTCATAACTTATACCTTTTTACGAAGAGTCCATGTACCGTTTGAATTATCAATCCATTCTATCTCATCACCCTCTTTCCAGTCAAGCGCTTTCAGTTCTTCTTCGGGCAGAACTAGAAATTGCCCGTCAGAATCTTCTTGAACTTCTAGAGTGTAACTACGAGTTTCGCTGTCGTTCATTTGTCTCAAGCGTCGCTTTCATAAAGTCAACATTTGCACCAGCTTTCTCGCCAAGACGCATCAGAGCATTCATGTCTTTCGGAAAGCAGTGACCCCCAAAACCAAACGCGCCATCAGGACCAGGCACTTGCGTATGTGAACGCCCCACACGAGGATCAAGACACAGCCCGTCGATCACAATATCGAAGTCTTTGCCACCGCACTTAGAGTAAATCTCAAATGCTTGGTTAAAGAAAGTCACCTTAGTCGCAAGGAAGCAGTTCATGAAATACTTTGCAAACGCAGCCTGCTCTGCAGTCATGAAGCGCACATCTTTTAGATTAGGCAGCACAGGTACGAAAACTTCGTGCCACCAGCGCATAGAACCGCCACCATACACTGCAAACTCAGAGTGAATAAACTCCTGAGTCGGATCAGCACCAGTCGTACCACGCAGATACTCAGGGCTGAAGGTGATATCAAGATGATTGTAGTGGCGGAAGAACAGCGGATTAGTCGTAGACTTCACCAGATACTTCACATTGCCATACTTACGAAAAACATCAGAAATGTTTTGAGTATAACAAGAGCCGTCTTCGTCCATGGGAGTAGCAACACAGACCACAACAGCATCGACAGTCTCGACGCGATCATCGGGAAACGCATGCCCTTTGTAGGGATCGTCAAGAAACACTTCTACATCGGGATGATTCTTAAGCGCTGTAGATACAGCAGTACCAACAGGACCAAGACCCGCAACTACAATCGTAGTCATTAGTTATTCTCCACGAAATCGCGCAGAAATTGCGCAATCTTATCATCAACAAAAACAGAAACAGCCATCAGCTTCTGCACAAGATAAAAGAACACTTCCCAGACCACCAAGGGTGCTAGTACAAGAGCGACTTTCAAACTACGCTTGTAGTTTGCGCTCTTCGCAGAATCAATTGCCTTGTTCCAAAGTTTTGAAATAAACATATCACTTGTCCAAACAGATTGAGGGTAACATATCGGCATCGACAATACCGCCGATGCCTTGTATGTAGGCGGTCAGTTCTAGAGGAAATTCTAGAGCCTGCTCGCACTCATCAGGTGGAACACTTGTACAGCCCGCAAGTATAGCAAGACTAGAAGTAAGTTTCAAGAGCCTCAAGAAGATCATGATAGTGTGCCATCTCACTTAGTTCTTTTTCAATCGTTTCCATGATATCGGGATGCTCTGCAACACCAACGGTGTTATTCAGAAACACTTCGATATTCATGCGATGCTTGTGAATGTGTGCTTCGAAGTGTGCCTTTGCAACCTGAAGCATTTCGTCTCTAAACTCTTTCATTCGTCTTGTACCTCCGGGTAGCCAACATACCAACGCTCAACCGTATCAAGACGGAACGAACGCCAACCTTTGACATCTACTGCCCACACTGCGAAGTGTGAACCTTCTTCGTTTAGATCGTTCGGTAAAATTTCAGGAACATTACCTTCACTTAAGACATTATTAAGAGTGCAAGGCATACGGCGAAACTCACCAGTCTTGACCTTACGAAACTCGACAGTCACAACGCCAGCGCGAGCAGCAGCGAGAAAGCCCTTCATACTCATTATAAATCATCCTCTTTCACAAAAATACCGTCGACCATTCGACCTTTCCGATCTTTGATATCATTATATGCTACTTCAAGACACTCTGTCAAGCTTAGATTGTGCCTCTCAACAATATTAATTAGGACCACGATAATGTCCCCAATGTCGTCACGGATGTCACGATTCTTGCAAACATTATCGCTCAACTCACCAACTTCTTGGATCAACTTGCAGACCTGATCTTTGTCAGTAGCACCATCGATCAAGTTGCGATCATGATGCCACTGCTTGATACGCTCGACCCAGGTCAGCATAAACTCATGCTCAACAGCCATTATTCAATACCTAAGTAAGCCATGATTTTTTCGGGAGTCGTCTCGCCGTAGGGATCATCGGCGCAATCATTTTTACGCCCAGGCTCGACAAAGTACTTTTCGACGATGCCGTTGTCTACGACCATTGCATAGCGCCAAGAGCGCTTACCAAAGCCGAGATTGTCTTTATTGACAAGCATGCCCATGTCGTCAGTGAAGTAACCCGAACCATCAGGAATCACTTTAACATGCTTAAGATTCTGAGCCTTCGCCCATGCGTTCATCACAAACGAGTCATTAACAGAAATGCAGTAAATCTCGTCAATGCCTGCGTCATAGAACTTCTGTGCGTTCTCTTCAAAGCCAGGCAGCTGCATAGTAGAGCAGGTAGGCGTAAACGCACCAGGCAGCGAGAAGACAACCACGCGCTTGCCACTGAACAGATCGTCAGTGGTCACATCTTGCCAGCGATAAGGATTATCGCCACCGACAGACTCGTCGCGAACGCGAGTCTTAAAAGTTACAAACGGAACAGGTTCATGCGTACTCATTTTACTCTCCTTGATTAATTAATTGTATTATTTTGTTCCAGGTTGAAACATCTTTTATAACGTGAGAAATTGTGATTCTCCAACAATCTGTTGAAGCGCAATGATACAGCGGTTTTTTGTCTTCATAACTACCAAAATAACCTGCTTTAAAAGACCACCCTTTTTTATCATGAATAGTTACTTTTTGCTCTGCGCTTCCGTGATAATATTTAAAACATCCTTCTCCAGTTTCGCTGTATGTAAAAATAATATTATAACCAGGGGCATTAGCATTATTATGCCAGTCGATATAACCTTTTGGAGGATAAATTGCCCATAAAGCAGACCTAGCACTATTAAGAAAAACACTCATTTTGTTCGTCAGATTTGAGAAATCTTTTTTATATTCTGAATTATTGTCTTTGAAAGTTTTTGCTTGATACCCATAAAATAAATTTGGTAATCCAACATGATCTTTGTTTAGAGAGATTATTTTTTTAAGATAATCATCAGACGTACAAAGATCATTGTATTTTTCATAGCCTTCAAGTTTTAATATTTCAGCTATGTCATATTTTTCAAGAAAAGTGTAACGAATTTCCTCTAATATGTCAAGAATCTTTTTATTGTTAATTGCGTAAAGTTGCATTGTTTTGTTTCCTAGTAAAATACGAAAACACAATGTATTTTCTTACACATGCTACAACAAAAAACACAGAGGTAAAGACGATTGTCATCACCTCTGCGCTCAGTTCGAATGGTAGAAAGATTTTCAACAGAACATAGTTTAACACAAGATTGATCGGTGTTGCAACTATGGTGTCGCTGACAGCAGTCTTTGCTATCTTCGCATTAAAAGCCATTAGCTGTGCAACCTGTCATGCTCATATAGCATGAGAAACCCATAGTGAATGATCTTCAGAATGTCTTTGCGATGCTCGCTAGGCTCGCCTTTCTTGCCGTAGCGACCGTTGTACTTATCGACATTGCCAGAGAAGAATCCCAAACCATGCCCACGGTCAACAATGACTTCAGCAGACTGCAGCCCGCCTTGCCCATAATGACCACTATAGGTAGAGTCGATATATTCTTTAAACTCTTTCAACAACTCGTCTTCACGAAACTTATACTTAACTGTCAATTAATTTTCCTCTCATTACCATTTTTGTCTATAATAATCAACTCGCCATTATCATTGATGATCATCTTCTTAGCATCGAAGACATTCAGCAGCGTAATCCAGACATCGATAAGCCCGTCACGATAGCCAAAGTGTCTACCGACCTTGTATGCTACGAAGAGCAGAGCGGTCGATAGAATTGTATGCGTAGTTGCATCCATGTCAATTCCTAGAAGATTTTAATGCCTTTCAGCTTTTCGCCAGAAGTCGATTTATCAAAGACTGGCACATCGTCATCAACAAGGTCTTGCTGCGACTCATCTACATCATACAGCTTCATCTTCGACCTGTCAACCCCTATGACGAATCTTTTATCAACATTAGGATCGTTATAGCGATTCTTTAGCTGCTTGACCATAATCTGACCAAGGCTGCTCAGTTCATCGTTTGACACCAGAGCAAACATCAGATCAGCGGTTGCAGGAAGGCCGAAAGACTCCGAAGTGTCTTCAAGCCCAGGATCAGAATTGCCATACCCCGACCGAGTAGTCTGTGTCGCTGACACAATCGGAACATCAAACTCTACAGCCAAACCGCGAAGCTCTTCAGCAATCGCTTTGATATAGGTGTAAGAGTTGATGGCACCACCCATGGATTTCATTCGCGAGGATGCACAGATATTCAGATAATCAATGAATATCAATTCAGGAACAAACTTCTTCTTTAACTTCAGTTCCATTAGCAACGCCCGAAAATGACCAGAGTGTGCTTGCCCGGTCGGGTACTCCTTGATGATCAGCTTACCATTTGTGCTTTCTGCAATCTTACGCACACGGTTCGAAAACATATCTTTCGACATATTCTCTAACTGATCGATTGGCACATTCAGCAGATTTGCGTCAATGCGTTCAGCAATGCGCTCCTCTGCCATCTCCATCGTAATGTACAGAACATTACGACCCTGCGATAGGGCACTAGCCGCAACGTGGCACATGAACAGCGACTTACCGACGCCTGTACCAGCGAGCGCAATATTAAGGGTCTTATTTGGTAGCCCGCCTTTTGTGATCCGATTGAAGTAATCAAGATCAAAGGGTATGCGCTCTTCTTGTGCATGATAGAAAGCGTATCGCTCATCAACATTTTCAAGGTAGTCGTGCCCAATGTTGGTATCAAACGATACGGCTAGTGCATTCTGCAGTATGTCAGGCAGCGCATTCTTCGTAAGCTTCTCGTGCTTGCCATCAATAATGGAGATAGACTCCATGATTGCACGATAGACTGCGCGATCCTGACACCACTTTTCTGTAGTATCAAGCAGCCACTGATCATTCTCTTCTTTTCTTTCGAAAATATTAGGGAGAATATCCATGGCATGAGTATACATCTGATCACTGATTCGATCAGACTGATCAATCTCAATTTTAAATGCTTCAAGCGTAGGCAGTTTATTGTACTTCTGAACAAACTTAGTTACTTCGGTAAAGATATGTTGGTAGACACCCTCAAAATATTCTTTCTTAAGAAACGGAACGACCTTACGCATGTAAGGCTCGTTCGTTAATAGATTACGCAGAATGATTTGTTCTAGATCAATCTTCACTTTTTTCCTCGGGATCGCCTAATACGAGAGAGCCAGATGCTGCTGCTTCTTCTAGCACACTTGCAAGAATATCAGCAGCACGGTTTTGCAGTTCAACAGATTCGGTAGTTAATTCACCGTCAGGAGTTGATACTATCACAAAATTAAATGTCAAGCAATCATTTTCTCCATCAAATGCAATGTTACCAAATCGAATTACAGTCTCTGTAAAATCGCCCTCAAGAATACGCACATCCCAAGCTTGATCATTTTCTACAGCGCTAGCCGGAACTAGCGCGTAGTCTTGCCCTTCGATCATTCTATTCATTATTCTTCCATTTCAAGTTCAAGTTCAATGCCGGTACTGCCTGCACCAATCTTGTATTGCTTCTCTACAAACTCTTGAAACTTAGCATCGGTTAGAATATCCGCCCAGAAGTCTTCACTCAGAGTGTCTTTTTCTCTGATTTTATTTCCAATGACATCGCCAGTGCTAGTGTCAACACGCTGATACCAACCATTGGAAGGCTTAGTAACGAAACCAGAAGCAAGGCCAATATCCAGAAGACCGCTAAAACGCTCAATGCCACCGTCCCAAGAAACACTAATAGG